TGCTTGGGCACAATAGCAGCAATTTCTGAAAGCACAGTAGCCAAGCCCTTTCGGAACTCGGTAAACTGCTGCTCGGTAATGAATACGGGTGGGGGTGGCGGTGGAATAAACTCCTCGCCTTCGGTCAACACCACAGTTTGAGGTTGCGGTTCCAACCACTCAAACAGGGTGTCCACCACACCCACATCAGCCGATAGGATGACTGCTCGTCCGTTTGGATCAGTAAAGCAGTACTCCCCAAACCCTTCGCCAATTTTCAAAATATAAGGATCGTGTGCAACCGCTTCGGTTTGTGAAATATATGTAAACCGATCACCAATCTTGTAGTCTGTGCCCTTGACACGATGGGTCAGGGTAAACTGTGACCCAAAGCCGTAACGCCCCTCCGAAAACGGTAGAGGCTTGGCTGGCTCTTGCGAGTCTTTAGGCTTGGAGAATCGCTTAAACTGTTCCATCCTACTATGTAGGGAGTCCCGTTAGTGCTTTCCACGAGTGGGGGAACAGGGGTGCAATGATTTCATAAATTGCTTTGGCGTACTCCTGCACTTCCCATTGTGCGTGGGCATCGCTTCGTTGTGCGTAAACCCGTGCGTAGGCAGACAGTGAACCAGTCCACCACCATTCTGTATATGTCCCCTGTGGTAAAATGGATCGTGCCTGCTCAGGTGCAACACCTTCGGCTAGCAGACGATTGTACACATCCAATGCGTCTAGCACTACACGATTGTACATTTTGTCTAGTTCGTAAGCGTCTGCACCGTCCATGAAATCGCTGCTGCCTTGTTTGGCTCCATCGGTGGGGGCTGCTCGCCAGTCGGGGGTGTAAAACTGCGGTTCGTCTGTGACATAGCGACGAGACACTTCGTTCTCGGTGAACCCTACCTTGTGCTTGAACAGTTGAGTACGAACAAAGATGGGAGCCTTGATCCGTAGGGTGATCTGTGGATGGGCAAAAGGAGTCCAGTGCTTGTGTTTAGCCAAATACGCAATCAGCCGCTCATCCTTTTGAGGCAACACACGCAGTTCGTTTTCGTCAAATCTAGAACCACTATCGGTTAGTCTCTTTTTTGCGGCTTCGTCTACTCCCCAATCACTCTCTTTGTTGAAAGACACACGGGCAGCGTTCACAACAGTAAGATCACTACCCATGTGATCCACATATTCCACATGACCACAGTTCAGCACAGAGTAAAAGGTTTCACTCGGTTTCATCGGTGTCTCCAAACCAGCCGTCAGTCATGTCTTCGTCGGTGATTTCGTGGTTGTTTTCGCTGATGTCTTCACCACCCACTTCTTCCAACTCAAACCCTTCAAGTTCAACACCTGTCAGGTCTTCAGCGTACTCAACCGCTCGCTTGTACAGTTCAGGATTGGTGTTCTTCAGGTACTCAACAATTGCAAAAGCGTAAGCCACCACTGGGTGCTTGAAACTGTGACCGTCTTCGTGTTCTTCTTCGCTCATGTGGTGCTCCTAGACTCTAGTTCTTGAATTTTAGCCTTTAGGGTTTTGATTTCTTCAGCCGCAAGAATCATACACTCTTGCACTTCTCTCCAAAAAGAAAACATCTGACACATTGAAACTGCTTCAACTCTTTGGAGAATTGGCATATTTGCTATACGATTTGCTAGCAATTTGCCAACCTCGTCGTTACACCAAGAGTTTATTGGGTTTATTTCATATTGATTCATATTAAATCCTTTTCCATTGGCTCCATTTCAGTCGCGCTTCCATACCACTACATGAGTATCTATCAATGTCTGCTTGCAGTTCTTGTGGAGACTTGCCTGAAAGCACCATGTCATTAATATCTTTTTCTAGTACTCCAGAACCCCACACGCAGACTGTGTAGCCCGCTTCAATGGCTTCTCGCGTGGCTTGGACAATTTCTCGGTTACGAGGCTCGTTGTCCAAAACAACAACCACATCATTGAAACGCTTAACCACATCTCCCAACTCACTGCCAGCGAAAGCAATGCCGTTATCCAAAAATACAGAGTCAATCGGGCCTTCAGTAGCGTAAACTCGTTGTGAGTAGTCAACAGTATCGCCTCCGAAAAACATTCTGCCGTCCTTGACGAACTTCACAGTAATGTACCGTATGGCGTTCTTGGAGCCTCCAATAGCCCGTCCTTGCACTCCCAGTAGTTCTCCGCTCTTGTTCAGGAACGGAATAACGATACGCTCGTCATTGGGCACGGTTGTGTATGTAGGGTCAATGCCACGCACCCAATCGCCAAACTCTTCGCAAAAATAGAACCGTTCAGGACACGGAATGCGTCGCCCTTCACAATATTTGCGAGCAGCGTGATCGGGTGGCAGGTCAGAAATACGGGGCAGTGTAATATTTATTTTGGGCTTAATGATTGCGGTTTCATCAGGCTTGGGGTAGTTGCTGTGTCCATTCTCACCGTTACGCCACCGCTCTAGTGCGTATTCGCGGCAAAGAGCAGGTGCTATGATCTCCAAAAACTTGTATACGGTGTGACCGATTCCACAGTTGTGGCACTTGTAGTAAAAGTCGTTCTTCTTGGGAAAGAAAAACCCACGAGCCTTGTTCTTGTTCTTTTGTGAGTCTCCGCAAAGAGGGCAGCGACAGTTTGCAAGATCAGACCCCTTCCACTTGAACTTCTGAAGTTGTGGAGACACCAAATTAATGTATTTCTTGTCCGTCAAAATACTCATTTAGAAATTCCAGTCGCTTGCGTCCTTGCCACCAAACTTCTTGGCAAACTCCTTCTTGCCGTAGCCACTACCAAACCCTTCCTCTTTGGTTGTAGCCGCTTCGCTTAATTCCTCAAACTCTTCCTTCTTGACATCGTAGAACTTCATCTTGGCGTAGTTCAAGCCCACAATAAACTTCTTGTTTGCAGCCTTGGTGTTGTAGCGGTTCTTTAATTGCTTCACCATGATCTGCCCTGCCTTTTCCAATTCTTCAGTTGTGATGAGTGCTGCCATGAAGTCTGCGGTATGGGGCAGACCAAATGACTCTGAAGTATCGGTGAGTTCCACATCAGTTGACGAATATCCTGAACGGTTCACCTGTGTGGCTGTGAACAGGGGCACATTTCGTTCCATTGCAAGCCCACGCAACTCTTCTGCAATAGCCTTGATGTAACTGTACGAATTCACATTACTCCCACCGCTCTTGAGACGAGACGACGAGCAGATGTTGATGTAATCAATAAACACAATATCAGGAGTGAACCCCTTCTTGAGTTTGAGTTCATCCATCAGCACACGGAAGTGGTTGGCATTAGCCACCGAAGTGGGATACTCCTTGATGATGAGTTTGCCATTCACGCCCCGTGTGGACGCTTGCAACCGCTTCTCGTACATATCAAGAGGCAGATCGTGGAGTTCATCCATCGTGATGTCCATGATGTTTGCGTCAATGCGTTCTGCAATACGCTCTTCTGCCATTTCCAGCGTGATGTACAGCACATTCTTGTTCTGCATGAGACAACACGCTGCGTGGTGACACATGAACAAGGACTTGCCAACGCCTGTTCCTGCCATAATCACATTAAAAGTCTTGGGAGCCACACCGCCCTTGGTAATCAGGTTGAACATTTCCAAGTCAAACGGAATCTTGTCTTCTTCGCGGTGCAGCACCTCGTAGCGGGATTCGTAGTTTTCAAGGTAATCGTGACCAATATTTGTGTCAAACGAAACCGCCAGTGCCTTGCTCAAAATATCAGGCAGAGCATTGGGTGTACGCACCTTGTCCTTGCCATCAATAATATGAATGGATTCAAGAATGGCATTGTAAATGGCTTTGTCCTTGCAGAACTTTTCTGTGGTGTCTAGCAGCCATTGGGTGTCTTGCTTTTCACCCCGACACACCGCGTCCACGGTTTCCCTGCACCGCTTGATCTCGTCTTCGGTAAGAGCCTTGTCGCCTTCCAAAGAGATAAGGAGGGCTTCCTTGGAGGGAACCCCCTTATACTTCTCAATGAATCCCTTGATCTCACGGAACACCGCACGATCAGGGCGATTGGCAAAGTACTCTTCCTGAAGGAATGGAACAGCCTTCTTGCAGAACTCGTCGTTGTTTAGGAGTCCTGCAATAACTGTTTGTTCAATCGTACTCATTTATTCCTCCGTATCGTTTTCACCCACAGGGTGTGGTTCGTCCTTGCCGTAGCAGAACTCCTTGGCAACCGCAACCTCCAACTTGTCCATGACTTCCTTGGTAAAATACTTTTCAGGATTCTTGATGATCTGCGATTCAAACGCAGTCTTGCCACCACCCACATCAACCTTGGTGGACACCTTCTTGAAAATATCGTACTTGATGGCAATGTCTAGCAGCCCGTAATACGGATTCAGTCCCGTATCAAAGTTCAACTGCACATCCACCATCTTGTTTTCCTTGGTCTTGCGACTCTTGTAGGTCTTGCAATGGATGATATTGCCAACCACTTCATTGTCCACCTTGTCCTTCTTCTTGGACAGGTAGATGATAGTGGACGCAGCGTACTTTAGTCCTGCACCGCCACCCATTTCCTTGGTTGGCACATACGCACCCACCACATCGTAGGTGTGGTTGGTCATAATCATGGGAATACGAGCGTGCCCCAACTTGATGGTAAGCACACGAAACGCAGCCTTGACCACCTGTGCACGAGTCATGTCACGGGTGTTCTTGCCTTCTGCGGTGTCGTTCATTTCCTTTTCGGTGCTCAACATGCCAAGCGAATCCAACACAATCATCATGCGTGGACGCTTGGCTTCATCGGTTTCCAGATACTTGTCAATGGCTGAAATGCACTGGTGGCGGAACTCTTCAACGGTAGCCACAGGCAGAACCGCAACCCGCTGCCGATCAATGCCACGAGAGTCTAGCATTTCGCTAGTGATTGCCTGCTCGGAATCAAAGTACAACACCATGCTGTTATCGCCAGCATTCAGGAACTCACGAACCACATTCAGGGCAAAGTAGGTCTTGCCTGTGGCTTGCTCGCCTGCAAGGGCTACAATCTTGTTGTCAGGCAGACCACCGTACAGGGAACCACTAACCAAAGCGTTGAACGAATACGAGCCTGTGGAAATGTACGATTGGGTGTCGCTGCCGTCCAGCCCTTCAATTGCAATCTTGCCGTACTTGTTGCCTGATGCCTTTAGAATGTCCTTTAGATTCATTTGCCTAATGCCTTTCGTTGTGTGTCAATGGTTTCCATCTCACGGATGTACGCCTCAATCATAACAGAAGATGAGCCTTTGTCAAGCATCAATCTCTTTACTTCAGTTTGCAACCACTCCTTCCTCTCACGAAGGAGGTTGCAAATGTACTGCTTATTTAATTCAATTAGTGCCATCTCAAGTAGTCAACTTGAGCGAGGGAACCGCCATCTCCTTGGTAGGCACAACAAGTCCCGATCCAAACGCACTATTAAATTCATTTGCTAGATCGTCAGCGGGTTCAGCAGTAAACAGCACTGCGTCCTTTGGAATCTCAAAGCCCTGATCCTGCTTGACTGAAGCCATCCACGGCACGATAGCAAGGCTTGCACCCTGACCGTTGCGACCTGGAACAGGAATCAACATGCACGGATTCTTTAGATGGTATCCTGTCACAGTCTCACCACTAAACTTCTCTGTGGTCTTTGCAATAATCTCTTCGCCACTACGCATCTTCAAAATTAGTGTTGCCATTTCTAAATCTCCATTGTAAGGGGTTACTGTATCTATGTCATCATCACACGAAAAGTGATTCTAAAGTATTTTCTTGTTCAGTTTTCCACCCCACCGAATTTGTAATACTGCGGAGTGGTTCCAAGAATGATTTTTCAAACTGTAGTTGCCAATCAACATACTTCTGTAATTCAAATTCAGGAGGCAGAGTGGATGTAAATCCAATCACATGCTCGTGAATAGGATTGGGCGTTCGCAAATAGATGAATTTAATCTTTTCGCCTTCACCAATACTCCTGTACTTCTTGCCCAAGCCCTTGGCGTGCACCAACTGGTTGTGTAACAGTGCTGCCTTGACTGCAATAGGTGTGGATTTACGATATACGGTTTTTAGGTCTTTATACTCACCCATTCCGTTTACTGAACGGGGGAATGCCATTGCTTCAGGGGGCAACGCCTTGAATTCTTCACGAGTAGTTTTCACAAACTCTTGCAGAGTAGACTCGTCCTTTAGCAGCACCATCTCAACTGCCTTTTTCAAAGCCTTTCGCACATACGCAGGAGTGCTAGACCGTGTGGTTTCAATCCCCATGATCTTGAACTTGGGAGTCTTGTACTGCACACCTTCGCTGTTCCACACCGATAGCATGTACCGCTTCTTGGCAGTCCACACGCCCTTCTGTGCAATTACTTCTCGCCCCATGAACATCTTGTTGGCATACGCATTGGTCACGCTAGCCAACTCTGCAAACTCCTTGTCAATAAACGGTTGCAGCACACGCTCACAGAACTTGTCCAAGAACGGCACAACCTTTTCGGGTTCAGGCGTGGTCTTGAAGCCTTGTCGCACCGCTTGACCAAGTTTCAGATACACGGAATCGGTATCGCTGGCAATCACATAGTCTTCGCCTGTGGTCTTGAACAGTTTGTTTAGATGCCGATTGAGTGCTTCGCCAATCCATTGAATGCTCAACTGCCCCGACAGGGTAATAGCCTCTGCAAGCCCCACATCAAAGAAACGGAAGTACTCGTTTCCGATTGCTCCGTATGCGGAGTTCAACTGAATCTTTCGCACCATCTGAAAGTTCTTGTACTTGGAAATCTCGTACTCAATGGCTTTGCGCTTGCTTGCGGGAGCATCAGGCGGAAGTGCTTCCAATTCCTTCTGCTTGCCCAACATGAGTTCCTTGTACCGCTTGCGTTCCTCGTACATGATTTCCATGAGTTCAGGCAGGAAGCCGTGACGATCCTTGCGGAACGCTACGCCGTTTGCCGCAACCGACAGATTATTGGTCTTGGCATCATTAAAGTATTCAGCAGGATCAATCAGGGTTTTTACAG